ACCCGTTCTCCCTACAATGTCAGGATTTAGACGGATTTCGACCGACAGGCCGAGTGTTCCCACCCAGATGATAACCAGAAGTACAGAGAATATCGCAAATGCTTGTGTCAGTGTCAAGAACTGACAGCCCAAGCAGCAGCTTCTACAGCTCCAACGCGGCCATCCACATGTCATCAATCTGCTCCGGTGTCAGGCCGAGAACCGCACCGATTTGATCAATGAGCGGATTGGTGCGCTCGAAGATCGTCGCGTACTCCCATTCAATTTCCGCAAAGGCTTTCTGCTGCGGGTCGGGGATTTCGCTGATGGCCTGCTCAACCTGCCCGAGCGCATACCCATTCATTACCAAGCCAAGCCGAAGCTGCCGGGGAGTCAGCGGTGGCATCGACGCACGGATTTCTTCTGGCGTAGGCGGTTCCGGCTCCGGTTGCGGAGGCAGCACCCACTCACCATCCTGCCAGACATGATCCGCACTCGGGGCCGGCGGGCGGATAACCATCTGGCCCTCAATGACAGTCACTTCCTTGCCGTCCATCATTGCATCAATCGCCTCGGCATACTGCGCCTCGGTAATCTCGATCCACTCAGGGTCGTTGCTCTTATCCATTGTTGTGATGGTATGTTGGGTTGCGAAGTATCTCATCAGAGAATCCTCATGATGTAGCAAACGCGGACGTTCTTCGGGCGGGTTTCGTTTGCGGTACGGACAACCCTGCTGGCGTCGAAGTTAACCAATCGGCGAGGTTGTGTCGCGCTGTTCGCGTCAACGGTGGCAATATTGTCACCACTAGCGTCAGTAACGTTGAATGCCCCGCCGCCCTGGTATATTACCGCGCCGCCACCATGCGTATTTCTCGCTGAGAAGTTGCCAGTTATGTTCTGGATAGCGTCATTCTCGACGTTGCCCCTTTGGTTTTCATAGCCAGCACGAAGGAAACGACTTTCGTTATTCAGCAACCGAACGGTCATCCCGTGCAGCGGGGAGGCTGTGAGATTGATCTTCGCAGTGGCGGTGTTTGTCGGCGCGGAGCCAGATAGCACTTCGTTGGTCAACATTGTCCCGTGGTAATCGGAACGACCAGCGGACAATTGGACGTACTTGTATGTGGAACCGCTATTGGAAGGCAACGCTCCATAGAGCGTCGGGATTGGAACCCCGATGGGCTGGAATGCCCACGGGTCAATATTCCCGTAATGGACCATCTTGACCCAATCGGTCCACGTACCATTGACCAGCAGCCGCCAGAAAACACGCGGCCTCTCATCGGCACTGTCGTTGGCCGCCCACGCTATCTGAGTAACGTAATGAGCACCTGCCCCAGATTGGTAGACAAAGAGGTAATGCCCAGCCGACCCCAGCGGCAGGTTCGATCCGCTCGCGACATAATGCCACCCGGTTGTCAGGATGTTGTTCGCGTTCGCGCCGCTCTGGAAGATAGGCGCTTCCTGAAGCCGCTCCGGCAGCCGCGCGTTTGGCACGGTTCCGGCAGACAAATTGCTGGCGTTATTCGCCCCGATGTTTTCGCGGGCGCGGGTCTGCTGCGTCGCGTTCAGGCTCATGGCAGCGTCAAAGCGCACCGAAGCCTCGGCGCGGTCCTTGACATTCTTCAGGTGCCCGTCGATGGACTCCCAGTTGTCATTGAGCTTTTCACCCCAAGTGTCGTCGGACCCGTTTACTTCGGGCAGCGTAAAACCAAAGTTTGTCGTCGTGCTATCAGGCATCTGTCAACCCCCTAGGCATCAGAATTGTCAGGGACTTCCACCCACCCCGAAGCACCCTCTGTCACCGGCAGCCAGATGTCCGCATCGCCTTCAATAGGCTGCCACCCCGAACTACCACCAACAGACTCCACGTAAATGCCGCGACCATCCCACACCATGAAGGAAACGGCGTGCGCGATCAGGGGTGTCACAAACACGACCCGCTCAGACGACAGGTCCATGAACGAAAAAACTTCCACCGGGGCAAAGGTGTAGGGTCGAAGCCGTTCGCCGTTCATCACTACGGCAGCACGCGAACGCGTGGTCTTGTGGACCAAAGGCCGAACACGAACCCAATCCACCTCGGCAAAGCTCAGGGCTTCCACGTCCGACTTGAGGAAACGCCGACGAGACGGCACAAGCTCAGACCCTGACAGCGCTACGCTGTCAAACTTCCCAAGCCGAACAGACCGTCCAAACCGGCCCTTTCCGTACAGACCTCGCCCGTAAGCCACAGCCCTAATCCAGCGTAATGGTCAGGTCACCCAGCGGAAGCCGGAACACGTCACCCGTCTCAATCACGCGCGCCTGTTGAAGCGGAGCCACCACCAGCATGTTCCCGTTCGTTGCGGCGTCGAAAAGCGCACCGGCAACGACGGTCCCCCAGTTCGACGTTGCTGTCGGAAATTCCACGATGTCATCGTTCGTGACGGTGTTCCCGGAGACCGTCAGCGGGACAGCCATGCGCTGATAGGAACCGCCGCTCACCTCAGTACCGCTCCCACTCTCGTCCGGCTCGTCGAGGAAGAGCCCGAGATAAATAGTGGGCGGCGGGGTGTAAGGCGTGTTCGTGAACACGTGTTCCAGAATTTTGGTTTCCAGAAAATTCGTGAAACTGTTGCTCATGGCATCACCCGAAAGTCTTGGACTTCATCACGAGACGCCCTTGGGGATATTCAGCACGGTCGGTTGCCTCTCTGATTTCGGCGATGGCGTTGTCAGAGAGCATCCGCCATGTGACAAGGCGTTCATCGTTCTTCAGATAGGGCTCCGCCGCCACAAGCGACCCGTACAGGTACAGATCGGGGTGCTTCGCCAGGAGCCAATTCGTGTCGTCGTTTTCCTTCAGAGCGGGAATCTTCGCCCGGTATATGAGTTCCAGATTGACAGGCTTGTCGCCCGGCCCCGGGATCAGAAAGAACTTCCCGTCGATATGGGTGTAATAGCGAAGGCGGCCTTCCGTTTGGGGAAGACTGCGAAGAGCCATGGAGTGCTCAACGCTGACAAACTCAAGCGGTCGAGAGTTGTCAAGCGACATGAAAGAGATCGTTTCCAGCCAGTCAGCCGGGACAACAAAGAAGGTGTCAGTCGTGAACGCGGTCGCCCGTTTCACCATGTCAGGCGCACGGATGATGCGATTGGCGCGGGCCTCGAACATCTGGATGAACTGCGGGATTTGAGCAGTCAAATCCTCGCGGTTCAGCCAGTCCGCAATCGCCTGCTTCAGTTGTCCGTAGGTCTCGATAATCACTAGACAACCCCCTCACGAGTACGGAACACCCGGTTGTCAGGATCATTCAGCCACTTCCGCATCGCCGCCGGGTCTTGTGCGATACCCTTCCGACGCAGCTCCATGTAAAGGGACAGCGGGATGGAAGCGACCTTGACGAGCGTCTCTTTGCCGCTCTTCTTCAGCGGAGCAGCCTCGTTGATTTCGCGCTTGTTAGCTTCCACAAGCGCGTCGGTGCGCTGGACGGTCTGGACGAAAAAATGCCGGTCATCAACCGCAGGATCATAATGGAAAATCCGGGTCGTGCCGGTAAGAACGTCCGTGTCAATAATCTTCTTCATCACGCACAACCAGTTGCGAGGTAAACTCAAGCTGACAGGCGGAGTCGCCCCCGCCTGTCAAACCGTTTGTTACGGGGTCAGATCGGGATCAAGGTCGCGGATGACGCCGTGCGCCAGCTCGGTGTGGACCTTCAGGCCGAACTCGACAAGGAGCATCTTCCGCGTAGAGTCGCCAGTCTTGGCAAGGTTCTCAGTGCTGAAGTCGCGCAGGTACACGACCGAAGCATACTCGGGGTCGATGAGATACGCCTTGTCGTTGTCCATGAAGCGGTTGGGCACGAAGGTCACGCTGCCGAAGTCACCCACGTACACGTCCGCAGCGCCGATGATCGTGGCCTGACTCTCACCGGGCAGGTTCTTGCGGAACTCCGCGATGCCCTTGAAGCCAGAGGCGACCATCTTGATCCGCGGACCCATCATGCAGATGTCAAGCGAGCCACCCTCGGCCCACACCTTCTGCATGGTGTCCTTGAGCTGGGCTTCGGTGTACGCACGGGCGGTGCCGGGCGTGTAAGCCGCGTTCGGATAGCCTTCATTGGTGGCGCTCACGGAGAAGGTCTGGTCAACACCATCGCTGGCCTTGTCAACGTTGGTGATGAGGAACGCACCGAAGCCAGCCGTCTCGCGGGCGGTGGAGTTGTTGCCTCCGGCAGCCGCCTTATCGCTGACAAGGCGCTTCTCCATGTCACGCTTCAGCTCGGCAGAAGCCTTAGCCATTTCGTAAGCCAGCATTCCGCGAATGCCAGCCTTGTCAACGGCCTCAGACGTACCAGAAACGCCGACCACCTTGCGCGCGATCTGCGTGTAGTTGCCAAGGCGCTTCGTAGGCGCACGGGCGTCGTTCACAGCATCATCGCCTTCGATGTGCTTGTTGTCAGCGTCCGCGGCAGCCAGAGCATCAGTCTGCCACTCGAAATAGGTGTTGTCCGCCTTGCCACGGCCCACGTTCGACATGAACGGGGTGTCTTCAGGCGAAATGCGATAGATCGTGTCCGCAAGGTCTTCACGGACCGAACGGTACACGTCATACCGGGTTACAGTGTTGGTAGGTGCCGCCATGTCAAAACCTCACTTCCTTAGCAGCTCAGACATCATCCACAAGGGTTGCAAAAATCGGGACCGCATCCTTGACACGACCCGTCTTTGCGAGACGCTGCTTTGCGCGAGAAATGTCAGACACAGCCCGGGGAGCGTGCGGCTTTGCACCGGGGGGCACCGGCTTCGGGCCCTGCTTCGGCGTCGGCTTCGGCTTCTTTGACATCAGCTCGTCGTACTGCCGAGCCTTCCAGAGAGTGATGATGGCGCGGTGGTCATAGACCGCTCGCAGCTCATCTTCACTGAAACCGATCGACTTGCCGTATTCAACCAGCTTTGCCCGCTCGGAAGCCCACGCATCGGGGTTTTTCCATTCGGGCCGGAATTTCAGAAGCTCTTCCGCGCTCTGTGCCATCATACGGGCACGGGCTTGCGCTGCTTCTGCCGCCTCTTGCTCCTGTAAGCGCTGATACTCCGCTTGGGCAGCAGCAATGCGTTCCTGCTTTTCCTGCCACTCACGCTGCGCCTTGATGTATTCAGTGGGATTGTCAGCAAGCGCGTCCCAATCGGGCTCCTGCACTGTCAGCCTGATGCTTTCGATCAGGGCAGGCAGAAGCTGCTTGTACTGCTCACGCTCAATCCGCACGGCCTCGCGTTCGCTCTCGAAAGATCGTCGCTCTTCCGCAAGGGCCTGTGTCTTGCGCGTATAATCCGCCGTCCGAGAATACCCGGCGAGAAGTTCGTCCAAAGTCACCTGCACTTCCTTGCCGTCTACCTTGACGGTGTAAGTCTCAGGTTCCTTGGCCTCTGCTTCTTCCCCTTCCTGAGTTTCTTCGTCGTCGGTGGCTTCGTCCGTAGCTTCTGCATCGGGATCAGCCGACTCTTCGTTGTCGGTGTCAGCCGATGGCGTCTCGTCTGCTACGTCCTCTGCCGCAGTCGCCGTAACCTCGTTTTCGGTCTCGGCTGCATTGGAAGCGTCGTCCTGTGGCGAAACGTCCGGCTTGTCCGTGGTTCCCGGGTCCAGAAACGCTTCAAAATGGGCCGCTGCTTCCGAAAGCCCGATGCCTTGCGGCTTGTCGGTATTGGTCATGTAATATACCCCTCAGTTCGTGTCAAAGTCAAGCTGTTGTGTCAGACACTCAACTTACATGTCACGAGACTTGCGATTGAAGCGGGTCACCTCGTAGTCGTGAGCAACCTCTACCAGTCGGGCCCGAAAATTATGCACGGCTCGCAGGTCATGCCATGCTATCTCGCGTTCGCCGATGGACTCCGCGTTCCGCCATCGCTCAACATGCTCATTTTCCAGATTGGCGAGGATTTCCATCACCAACGGGTCATCCAGAAGCCGCTGGGCGGCCTGCGACCGAAGCTTTA